CGTCAATCGCACCAGCCTCCAGCAACGCCGCCGCCTCGCGGCCCTTCTGGGTGCTGTCCAGAAGCCGGCCCTTGACGCGCAGACCGCGTGCATCCTCGGTCACCTCATCCCACACACCGATCGGCTGCGCAGGATCATGCTGCCAGAGCATCTTCACACGGCGCCCCGACGCCTCCAGCGCCTTCAGCGACGCCGCATAAGCGCCCTTTTGCACCTGATCGCCGCCCTGGTCGGTCGCCCCGAAAAAGGACGCGTAGCCCGCGATCTCGACACCGTCCGTGATCTGCAAATCTTCACCAAACCGCGCAAATTTGCGCTCCAAACCCGTCTCAACCTGCATCTGTCTTCTCCTTGCGATAGCCCCGCACGCACCCTGAAGTCCGCTGCCGGAAACTGCCTATATCCCTGCGCGTCCTGCGCGCTGCTATACCGCCAGCAAAGGCTGCAATGCCTGCGCCAGAATGATCGCCTTCAAATCCATACCGCTCACCCATCGCTTTGCTCCACACTCTCGCCAGCCACACTCTCGCCAGCCACATGCAGCGCAGGCAAACCCAGCATCCGCCGCTTTTCTTCCGGCGTCAGGAAATCGGAGCCGGCCACCCGCGCCCATTGCGCATCCCGCTCCACCGCCAAAGCGGCCACCTGATCCACATCCGGCTTCAGCTCCAGCTGCTCGCCAGTATACCCCGACAGCCAGGCGCCGAGCTTGCCGGCAACCTTGCCCGCCAGCGGCACAACCACCTGCCGGTAGAAGGCCCGGTTGGCTTCTTGGGAATTCCATGTCCGATGGCGAAAAGCCCATCGGCTTCCAGTCCAACCCGCCTTCAAGCAACATCGGCCGGCCCGCATTGCGCGCGCCTTGATGATGGCTCTCCATCTCGTCCTGCAAACGGCGGTATTGCTCTTCACTCAGCGAGCCCTGCCCGTCCGAACCCTTGTAGATCATCGCACCGGACGGACGCGCTGCATTGTCCAGCAAGGCCTTCGACCAGCGCGAGGCACTGTTGTGCACATCCAGCGCCACCGCCGCCGCCTGCATCGGAGACAATCCGTAGTGATCGTCCTGCGGATGGAAAGCCTTGACGTGACACACCGGCGACACCGCGCCCGTGACATCGAAACGGTGCTTGCGCGCGCCAACGGCATATTCATACCCCACCGGCCAGCCATCCGTACCCGGAATGACCCGCATCCGGTCCGAGCGCAGAACATGCAGCTCGAAAGGCGCGCCGCTCTCGCCGGCAACAGCCTCCAGATAGCCATCGCCCGACAGCAAAAGCTGACCATACAGCGCTTCCATCAACTCCGCGCGGCTCTGCGCCGGATTGGGTGCGGCCAGAAGCTGCAGAACCGGATGCACATCATAGCGTTGCGCGGCATCCTGCAGGACCAGCGGCACCGCAGCAGCCGCCTCGGCAATCAGCTTGACCGCCCGGAACCCGACCGGATTGCCGGCAAAACCCGTGCGCGTCAAAGACACCGTGTCGCGCGCCGACCAGGCCACGCGGCCCGCGCCGTGATAGGCAATCAGAGGGCCCGTCGCGCTTGCTCCTTTATACCCCGCCGCCCCCGGCGTTGCCCCAGATCGCAACCGGCGCACGCTGGCGCGGCACAGGGTTTAAGAAAGTCTGAATAGGCCCAAGCCGCGCTAGCCCCGAACGCGCTTACAGCACGCGGATCTGGGGTTTGCGCCATCCCTGCGCCGGCGCGATCATCACCTCATGCAGCGCCCAGACCAGCGCATCCACGCGGTCGGGCGAGCCCTTGCCGTCATAGCCGCGCGGCGTCATCCGGCACATCTGGTCCTCAAGCTCGGCCAAACCGCGCACATGCGCCACGCGCCCCTGCTCGTACAAGGCCGCCACAGGCTCGGCCCGCGCCACCTTGCCCTTGGACGCATGCACCTGGCTCAACGGCACCAGCGGATCTATCTGCCGGATCACCGAACCGACCATATCGCCGCCCTGATTAACCTCGGCCACCAAACGGTCGGCGCCCCACCGATCCATCGCATCAATCGCCGCCTGCGCCCAACCGGTCGGCGAGGCCCCCTGAACAGAGGCATCCTCCAGAACCACCGCGCGCCAGGTCTGCGGCGCACCGTCGGTGACCGCGCCCACAACAACAATGCCGCATTCATCCGATCCGGCCTTGGCCGTCGTGGGCGGATCAATCGCCACAACAATCCGGTCCAGCTCGGGCGCCGCATCCAAACGACCCTCTTCAAGCGCCGCACTTGACCACAGCGCACCTTCACTGTCGGACAACAAAACGCCCTCCAGCTCCTGCCGCCCCAACCGCGTGCCCGCATAGCGCCGCTCGACCTCTTCAAGAAAACTGTCGGCCAGATTAGCCCTGTTGGCCTGCGTCGCGGCATGGGTCACAACCGTCGAAGACGCCCCCAGCAAATCCCGCAACACCGCAACCGAACGCGGCGTCGTCGTCACGCAAACCTGCGGATGGTCCCCGAGACGCAGCGCAAACTGCAACATGTCCCAGGCCTCATCGGCCTTCTTCCATTTGGCCAGCTCGTCAACCCAGGCGCCATCAAACTGCGGACCGCGCAGGCCCTCCGGATCATGGGCCGAGAAAATCTGCGCCGTCGCCCCGTTTGGCCATACAAGCCGCTTGCGGCTGGCCTGCCATTCCGGCCGGCGATCGGGGGGCGAGCACGCCATGATCCCGCTCTCGCCGAAAACCATGACATCGCGGGTCTGATCGACGGTCTCGCCAATCAGCGCCAGACGCTCCGCGCGCCCCTTGTCATGCGGCCGCGGCCCTTCGACCTGCGTGCGGACCCACTCGGCCCCAGCGCGCGTCTTGCCCGCACCGCGTCCGCCCATAATGATCCACGTCCGCCAATCCCCCTCGGGCGGCAGTTGATGGTCCATGGCCCAGAAATCGAACAAAAAAGGGAGAGCGCGAAGCTCTCCCTCAGTCAGATCATCCAGTAAGCTGTCCCGGACATCTTGCTCTTCGCAAGCGATCCAGGCGGCACCCGATCGTAGCTCGGGCTTCGTTAAGGTCGAGGGGTTGCGCGTGGCCGCTCCCGGCGTAGTCTTGCGATTGTCTGTCAAGACGCACCTCCATTTCATGGGCAATCTTCAACCAGTCCCGGATGTCAGCCAGAACCTTCGTGATCTCAGTTTTTGGTCCAACCTCCCCTTGTTCGACACGGGCCTCCAATCTGCCAAGCGCCGCAATGGCGCGCACCAGTTGTCCCTTGGCCGACTTATGAAGTTCCGTCACCTCTCGGAATTCCACGTCAGGGGTCTCAGAAATCATTTCAATCTCCTCATGCGTTTTTATCTCCGCACGAGAGACATGAAAAAACGGGCGTCGGGAATGACCCCGGCCCGTTCTGCCACCTCTTCTAGCATGTCACAACTTATACGTGCAATCGTACGCTCTGTCAAGCGCGGCGCGCCCCGGCAGCGCCCCGGGCACCGCACGCCCGGCTTAACAAGTCGTTAATTTTGAACGGAAAAAGAAGGGGGCTCTGCCCCCGTCCGCTGGCGCGGCCTCCCCCGGGATATTTACAAACCAGAGAAGAGCGGACCCTAGTTGTTGGCCCGCTCTGCCTCGATCTGGCGCCAGCGCGCAACGTTGGCGTTATGCTCGGCCAGCGTGACCGCAAAGGCGTGACCGCCGGTGCCGTCGGCAACGAAGAAGATATAGGGCGTGTCGTCGGGGTTCACGGCGGCTTCAAGGCTCGCAAGGCCAGGATTGGCGATTGGCGTGGGCGGCAGCCCGTCGATCACATAGGTGTTCCACGGCGTCTCGCGGCGCAGCTCGCTCTGGCGCAGCCCGCGGCCCAATGTGCCCTGACCTTTGGTGACCCCGTAGATCACGGTCGGGTCCGTTTGCAGGCGCATGCCCTGATTCAAGCGGTTGATGAAGACAGACGCCACCTGCCGGCGCTCTTCGGCCACGCCGGTTTATTTTTCAACGATGGAGGCCAGCGTCAGCATGTCTTCGGGGCTTTCGAGCGGCAGCCCGTCCGAGCGCGCTTCCCAGACACGGGCGATCCGCACCTGTTGCGCGCGCTCCATCCGCGCGATCAGATCGGCGCGCGTGTCCCCGATTGCAACCTCGTAGCTGTCGGGTGCCAAAGACCCTTCGGCCGGCACTTCGGCCACATTGCCTTCCAGAACGTCCACTGACTTGAGCTCTTCGACCACCTGCCAGCTGGTCACGCCTTCGGCGAGCGCCACGCGAAAGCGGGTGTCGCCCTTCTGTTTGACCTCTGTATAGAGCGCCGGCGCTGCGTCCTCGGCGGGATTGAAGCTGACCTTTTCCACAAACCGGTTCGTGGCCGGATCGAGCTCGCGCACCTGCACTGTCGCGCGGGTCACGCCGATCCGGTAGACCACCTCGGTGCCGCATGTGCTGGCCCCGCCGCGGGTGACGATCGAGACAATCTCCTCCATCGTGGCGCCTTCGGGGACCAGATAGCTGCCGGCCTTCAACTGGCCTGTCTTGTTCTCGTAATCGACCCCGATGCGGAAGATCGCCGCGTTCGAGACCGCCCCCTGACTGGCCAGATCCTCGCTCACACGGGTGAAATTCGAGCCGCGCTCCACCTGCAGGCAAATCGCCTGTTGCAGCGGACCTGCGCCTTTATACTGCCCCTGCCCCCAAAGGATCACGCCGGCCAGAAGGAACAGCGCAACAATCAGGAACGTCACCGCATTGGACGCGATGTGTCGCCACATATATCAGACCTTCCCGAACAGGACGGAAGCATTGGTGCCGCCGAAACCGAACGAATTGCTCAGGGCCACGTTGATCTCGCGCGCCACTTTCTTGTTCGGCGCCAGATCGACAGCCGTCTCAACCGCAGGCGTGTCCAGATTGATCGTCGGCGGGGCCACCTGGTCGCGGATCGCAAGGATCGAGAAAATCGCCTCGATCGCGCCTGCTGCGCCCAGCAAATGACCGGTCATCGACTTGGTCGAACTCATGGTCACCTTGCCCGCCGCATCGCCCATCATCCGCTCGACCGCGCCCAGCTCGAT